TTGAAATCTGAATTAGATTTTTTACCTTTAAATGAGGAAAAAATTCAAACCGAAGGTAAAGAAATTACGGATTACTTTAATTCAAAGCTTTATAATGCAACTTTTAAGAAGTAATACTATATTGCCTGTGAGTTTAGCCACCGCCTTAGGGCGGTTTTTTTATGGGTGAGAATAATGGATTCTACAGAATACTTTTGGCTTACTCGGAAAAAAGAACCTAAAAACAAGCCTAAATCCAGACCGCTACCTAAAGCTACTCAAAAGTACTTAGAGGCAGAGGAAGAATTTACTGAAGCTTTAGACAATCTGGAAATTAAATACGAAAAGAAATTCCAGTTTAAATCAACAAAGCATTGGCGTTTTGATTTTCATTTAATTGAACATCGTATTTTAGTTGAAATTGCTGGCGGTCCCTGGTCAGGTGGACGAAAGGGCAAGCTGGCAACAAAGGCGTGGAGTATGGACCGTTACGATGTTGCTGAATCAATGGGATATACCGTTGTTCGGTTAGAGGCAGCACCAAGATTTAAGATTAATGAATCTGGTCCATTACAGATCCAAGCTCATTTCGCAAGCCAATGGCTTAAAAATTTAAAGAGGCAAATATTTAATGGATCAGATCAGACCATTTCCTCCAACTGATTTTATGGATCAGGCCGAAGAAGAGGAAGCACTCCGTTTAATACCTGCACCTGATTTAAAGAAATGGGTTGTGGCCAACTACTTAACGATAGGTGGGCCTCTTTATAACCCCGATCATGATCACATAGCTGAGCTGCTTCACGATAATGAAGAATTTTTATCATTTGCTTGGGCCTCTTCTGCATATAAAAGCAAGCAAGCTATGGTGTTAGGTCAGTGCGAAAAAGTCATGTTCAATGTTGGTGGCTGGCGTAAAGCTAGACAAGAGCAACAAATGCGCGACTGGTTTGGCGCAGTTCCAACTTATTTAATTACTGTCGATGCTTCTTTCTGTGAACGTGCTAATGATACTGAATTTTGTTATTTGCTTGAACATGAGCTGTATCACATTGGCGTTATGAAAGATGAAGATGGTGAAATCATCTATAGCGATAATACAGGCTTACCTAAGCACTATCTTGCAGGTCATGACGTTGAAGAGTTTATAGGCGTAGTTAAACGTTATGGACCAAGCAAAAATGTTAAGCGACTTATTGAAGTCGCAAAGAATCCGCCGTTTGTTTCTGATTTAGATATTTCGAAATGTTGTGGAAACTGCATAATTACCTGAGCCTTGAGGCTCTTTTTTTTGGCTATTTAGGTTGACGTAGGTTGACAGGATTGAGGATATGGCGGCTCTAAAAAAAGAGGTAAAACTCTTTATAGTTCGCTCACTTGCCGTATTTAATACACCCACAGAAACTGCTGAGCTCGTCAACCAAGAATACGGGATAAAAGTTACTAAACAGCAGTGTGAGAAATACGACCCGACCAAACGGGCAGGCGAGAACCTGAGCGAAGAATTAAGAAAAGATTTTGAAAAGACTCGCGAAATGTTTTTGGGCAAGCCTGAGGCCATACCTATTTCAAATTTAGCAGTACGTATGCAGCGCTATGAAAACCAGTATCAAAAACATAGCAGAAACCGTGTTGCTGCTATGAATATTCTCAAACAGGCAGCTCAGGATATTGGCGGGCAATTCACTAATAAAACAGAGCTAACCGGCGCTGGTGGTGGTCCACTTCAAAGCGAGCATGTCACACAAGTTGTTGCAACGCCTGAACAGATACGGCAGGTGTTAGATGAACTCAAAGGTAAATACTAAGCTGCTTGAAATGCAGCTGGAGCGTGAACTCTGTGAGAAAGAACACTTATTCTTTACACGGCGTTTTTTCTTGCCTCGCATGGGCTTTAAGTTTTCGGTCAATTGGCATCATGAATATATTGCCGACAAGATTGACGAGGTAATAGCTGGCAAGGTTAAAAACCTAGTTATTAACGTTCCACCCGGAAGCGGTAAAACTGAATTACTCACAAACCTTATTGCCCGTGGAATAGCGCGTAATGCACGTTCGCGCTTTCTGTATTTGTCTTTCTCGCAATCACTTGTAGAGGATGTTTCAGCTACAGCTAGAAATATTGTTAAGTCGGAAGACTTTCAGAATTTATGGCCTGTAAAGATCTCTACCAGTACGGACGCTAAGTCTAGTTGGAAAACCACAGTCGATGGATATGACGCAGGTCATGTTTATTCTGCTTCGATGGGTGGGCAGGTCACAGGTCGCCGTGCCGGTACATTAGCCAATGAGGGCTTTACCGGTGCGATTATTCTTGATGACCCATTAAAGCCTGAGGATGCATTTAGCCAGACCGCTAGACGTAAAGCTAATCGTAAAATTCTAAACACGGTCAACTCTCGTAAAGCTAAATCTGACACGCCAATTATTCTGATCATGCAACGTTTGCACGTTGAAGATCCGACTAACTTTGTGTTGACGGGCAATGTACCTGGTGAGTGGGAACAGATCAGTATTCCCGCACTTATTGATGATGAGTACATCAGTAAGCTACCAGAGCACATACAGCGCAAAATTCCACGTGATGTTGAACGTGATGAGAAAGGCAGACAAAGCTACTGGCCATTAAAAGAATCTTTACTTTCATTGCTGCAGCTTGAGAAAGGCGGGGAAGATAAAGACGGCGCCACAGTGTCACGCTATACGTTTGCAAGCCAATACATGCAAAACCCTAAAAAGCTGGGTGGTGATCTTGTTAAGGCTGAATGGTTCCCACGTTACCTAGATTTACCTGTTCTTAAATGGCGTGCGATTTGGGCAGATACGGCGCAAAAGACAAAAGAGCATAACGACTTCTCAGTGTTCTTATGTGCTGGTCTTGGCTATGACAATAACCTTTACATCATTGACGTGAAGCGTGGCAAATGGGAAGCGCCAGAGCTATTGAAAGAAGCTAAAGCTTTTATCAATAAACACAAGGACAGTAACACAAAGATTGGCAAGCTTCGTTATATGGCCGTAGAGGATAAGGCGAGTGGTACTGGTTTAATTCAGTCCATATCTAAGCAGACCACTTTACCAATACGTGCGATTCAGCGAAGTACTGACAAACTCTCAAGGACAATGGACGTCATTCTTTATGTTGAAGAACGCCGTGTCTGGTTACCAGCTAATGCACCGTGGCTATTGAACTACATTGAAGAGATTGAAGGCCTAACTGCTGATTGGTCACATGACCATGACGACCAGTGGGACCCGACCATTGATGCGATTAATGATTCATTAGCCAAAAAGCCAACTGTATTTGATTAGAGGAAATTATGGCTGAAACTAAAAAGCCCGATGCAATTGGCGATGCAGGGGCTTACACAAACTTTGTCTCAAATATTGGTACCGAACGTGACAAAGCTTCACACGGTTCTTTCGTTAAGAAAGTAATTCCTGATGAGCAATTAGAAGCCGTGTATCAACACTGGTTGGCTAAGCGCATCGTAAACCGTCCAGCAAGTGACATGCTCCGAGCTGGATGGTTTTTTGAAGGGATTCAAGACAACGATTTACTAAAGCTTAAAGAGGCGTGTAAGGCTTTTAACTTAGATGGGGTTCTCTTATCTAGTTTGGTACTTTCTCGCTTATATGGCGTTTGCTATGTGCTTCTAGGAACTGTGGACGGCGGCAACTTAGATCAACCGTTTGATTTAAACAAGTTAGGTATTGGTCGTTTAGAGTTTTTCACGGTGCTTAAGAAAAAGCACATTGAAGCTGATACCAGTAAATACTTATCGCCTAAGGAGGCAGGTGGACTTTTAAAGCAGCCTGAATTTTATAAGCTAAAGCTTGATGGAAAATCTAACCAACGGATCCACTACACTCGCTTAATCAAATTTTGCCATGCAGATGTAGTTAATGAAGAACCTGTAAGTGTTTTGCAGGAAGTTTATGAAGATCTGCTTGATCATGCCGCCGTTAAGAAAGCCTCAGCAAGTCTTGTGCATGAATCAAAAATTGACGTGATTAGAACTCCCAACTTGGTCGATAAGATCAAAGAGGACATGAAATCCGTAGCTGAACGTTTTCTTAGTGTCGGATTGCTTAAGGGCCTAAACGGCATGATCGTCTTGGATAAAGATGAGGAGTATGACTCTAAATCTTATAGCTTTGGTGGTTTACCTGACCTCATGCGTGAATTCTCTATCCAAGCTGCTGGTGCTGCCGATATGCCATATACGATTTTATTCGGGCAATCACCTGCAGGCATGAACGCAACTGGTGAGCACGACACACGGAACTATTACGACAGTATCGCTACTAAGCAAATATGGTCCTTAAAGCCATTCATGTTGAAGCTTTTAAGAGTAATTGTTCAAGCTACATTTGGTCGTCAGATTCCAAGCTTAGACGTTGTATTCAATCCACTCTGGCAATTAGACGCTAAAGTCCGTTCTGAAGTTGAGAAAGCTAACGCCGAACGGGATGCTAAATATTTAGAGATGGGCATCATTACAGAGCCACAAATAGCACGGCAGCTACTCATTGATGGTGTTTATTCAGTGATTGATGAAGAACATATCAAAGAGCTTGAAATAATGGTGAAGCGAAATGACAACGATAATTCAGATCCTGAAACCACACCTCCAGCAGGCGAAGAAACGTAAAAAAGGTCGTAAAGCTTCTAAGCCGAGGGCCGTGCATGTAAATCGCCGTGTAGAGCTTTATTACACGCGACAACTACTGGCTATTTCAAAATACTGTCAGGAACAAACTAAAGAGTTAGTTATTCCTACAGTTGGCCAGAATATCGGTGATGCTTGGTTTTCTGACATGATGACGGCGTTTCGGGAAAAGCTCACAAAATATGTTGTTGAGGTTTCTCGACCGTTGGCCACTAAAGTTGTGACTGACACTCAAAAGGAAGTAGACAAGCAAATTGCTGAGCACACTAAAACGATTATTGGTGTGGATCTTACGCCGTTCTATCGAGCTGCTGATATTCAAGATGAGGTAGATCTAAACATCACGGCCAATGTCAGTTTGATTAAGTCTATTCCGCAGCAATACGCCGATAAGCTTGAGGTATTAATCACCAATGCTTTGCAGACTGGACAAACTAATGAAGAGTTGGCCAAAGCAATTAAGCAATTGGGTTTATCTACTGATTATCGTGCACGTCTTATTGCTAGTGATCAGATGGGCAAGATTAACGGCCAAATTAACCAAGCCAGACAACTTTCTATGGGTGTCGAGACATACACATGGCAAACGGCGAAAGATGAGCGTGTAAGGCCAGACCACCAGCATAAACAGGGCAAGACATTCAGATGGGATTCACCACCAGACGGTGGGCATCCCGGTCAGCCTATTCGTTGTCGTTGTACAGCATTGCCTAACTATGATGATATCTTAATTGACTAATTCTAACGCTAGCGAGAAATGCTGGAAGTGTGGGAAGGACCACGGTCCAAGAAGACCCACTCCGCCGATTGTTTGTACACCCCCATTAGTTAAAGTAGATGGAGTTGAAAGCTCTAAAAAATTGACACAAGAGCAAATGAATCAGATCCGAGAACTTACTTTGAAAAAGGTTTTCTTGTCAGTTCTTTTAATCTCAATTCCCATTCTGCTTTGGAAATTAGATTCGATCATTATGGCAATTAAAGCTTAAAAGCTTCTATATAGGATCGAGTAATGGGACGTAAGAAGAAATATTCAAAAAAACGTTTTTATCGTCGTTTGAATGCAAAGCAACAAACAATTCAAGAACCCAATAAGTTTGAATCTATTATGATTGATTTCGCTAAAGGGCTTGATAAAACTGTTCACGCATTTAAGGACATGGTGAAAGGTACATTTCTGGCTTTAAGTGAAATGTCTAATCAGCAACTAAAAGACCTTGAGCATAAATTGAAAACTGAAAGAAAGTAAAGTTAGGGCAAATAGACGAAATATTTTAACTTCAAGCAAACCACCTTCGGGTGGTTTTTTATTGAGCGCAATTTATGAAAAACATTTACCGCTTCAAGGTAGGTGACTTTGCTCCAAGTGAATCCACACGCTCATATACACCAGAAGGTTATTTGAAATGTGTAAATGTTCGCTTGGGTAAAGCACCTCAGGTACGTCAATACTATGCGTATGAGTTCCCAAACTTAGAAGGCTTTTCAGCAGATCAGACTATTAACGTCTATACATCCGCAGAAGAGCTATTTAAGCCGGCAGCGATTAAAAGTTGGGATGGTGCTGATGCTACAGATTATCACCCACCCAAGAATGAAATTAATGCAGCCAACTGGAAGGACTATCACATTGGCTATTGTGAGAACGTCCGCCAAGAAGGCGAATATCTATTGGGCGATTTGCTCATTAAAGATAAGGACAGCATTGATTTAATCCAGAACAACGAGCGATTAGAAATGTCGCTGGGTTATGGAGCCACATTAGTTTTAGAGCAGGGCACGGCGCCAGATGGCACGGTGTACCAAGCAAAATTTATTAATTTTATTGGCAATCACGTAGCACTCGTTAAATACGGTCGCTGTGGTGGTGATTGTCGCATCGGTGACGAAAAGCAAACTCCAAAGGGGAAAACAATGGAAGTAAGTGTAAACGGTATTCGTTTTGACATTGGCGATAACAAGCCCTTGGCGGATGCATTAAAGCAGCAACAAGAGCAGCTGGAAAACTTGAAGGCTGCAAAACTTAAAGTAGGTGATAAGCAATTTTCTATCGGTGATGAACTGAACGCAGTACAAGCGGTTGTAGATCAATTGCATACCGATAAAACTACTCTTGAGCAAAAAGTGGGAGATCTGGAAAAGAACCAGATGACTCCTGAAAAGCTTGAACAAGCTGCTGCCGAACGTGCTGCTGTTATTGCCGATGCAAAGGCATTGGTACCAACGGTAAAAACTGAAGGCTGCACATGTGAGCAAATCAAACGTGACGTTATTGCAGCTAAAGCGGGTGATGCTTTAGTAACAGCTTTAATGGGTAGTGTATCGGTAGGTGATGCAAAGCCTGAGCAGATCGACACAACTTTCCGTGCACTCTGTGCTGTGAAGGGTACACATCCTTCTAATCCTGTAGGTGATGCTCTTCACCAGCAACAGCAAGTTAAAACTGGAGACGGTAAACCAGTAGATGGGGAGCCTAAACCAAACAACAAAAAAGAAGCTTGGAAACAAAGTTTCTAATTAACTGGAGAACCTCAAATGTCTTTAACCCCTCAAGCTATTCCGGGTATGCGTGCTCGCCTGCACATGCCCGAAGAAATTTTATCTTTGCCAGTTGCTGGTACAGGCGTAGTTAGTGACGGTGAAGTGGTAGTCCAATCTGCTGACGGAAAAACGGTATGCGCGGTAACTGGGGCAACCAATACAAAGTTTGGTGTAGTGGTTTTTCAGCACGTGGGTAAATCTGGAAAAAATGCCTTAGGTAAAGAAGCCTATCAAGCTAAGGACTGTGCACCTGTAATGCAAATCGGTTCTATCTGGGTGAAGCCTTCAGCTCCAGTGATTGATATCAATGCGAAGGTTTATGTACGTACTGCGAACCCTACTGCCCAAGCGCCACTTGGTTCACTTTCTTCTGCAGCATTAGATTCTACGGAACTACCTAATGCCTCTTGGGAAACCATCACTGGTCCTGATGGATTAGCTATTCTTCGTTTGCGTGGAGCATAATCAATGTCAAAACAATTAGAACAAATGAAAATCCGCCTATCAGCAGTTGCACATGGGGTGCAAATCGCTGTAGGGGATGCATTTAATTTAGATAACTTTGCCAAGTTATTGTTAAAGCTTGAATCAATCGATGAAATGACACCGCAACTTGCTGAAGCACAAGCTTATGCAAAGTACTTACCGATTGAAGGATTGGAAGGTGCAGTTATAGGTTCGGCTAGTGTCTTGCAACGTAAGAGAGGCGTAGGACGTGGTAAGCGCTTCTCAGGTCAAGGCAATGATGTGCCATTAGCAGAGGTTGTTTACGATGAAGTAAAACTCACTGTACAGCCTGGTGTTATTGGTTATGAAATCAGTATTTTTGATGCTGCAGCTGCCTTAAAAGCAGGTATCCAGTTAACGACTGACAAAGTTGCAGCAGCTCGATTGGCCTATGAAAATCACATGAGTGATGTCGCTTGGTTTGGCGAGCCAGAAACTGGTTTGCTAGGCTTCTATAATCAAACAGGTGTTGAGGTGATTACTTCTACGGTAGATTATACGACTGCTACAGTAGAGGTCATTCTTGCCGATATCAATAAGGCAATTAAAGGTGCTTCTAATGCCTCTAAGTTTGATGGAAGTATTCAACCAGATACTTTTGTGATGCCTGAGAATAAGTTCACTATTCTCGCTAGCCGTATCGTTCCGGATTCAGCGGGTAAAACTTTCCTTGAGTACATTAAGGAAAAGAACACCTTTGCAATGCAAGGTAAAACACTGACATTCACTTCTGAAAGTATGCTTGAAGGTAAAGGTGAAGGTGGTACTGACCGCAGCATTATTTATCGCCGTGATCCAAGCTGTATTACTTTCCGTTGTAATGAACTGGAATTCTTGGCAGCTCAACCTATCAATTATGTGATGCGTACACCGGGACACTATATGTATGAAGGTGTCTATTTAAAACGTGTCGATTCTCTCCGCTACTACGACGTTGAATAAGGATAACTAAACATGCCAAAAATTACTTACAGCGGCTCTCAGGCTGCTTTTTCTTTTGATGGAATTCAGGTCGGTCAGGGTCAAACTGTGCAAGTTAGTGCTACGGATCTCACACGTATTTCAAAAGGTAAAGCCTTTAAATCACTTGTTGAAAAAGGTGAGCTCGAAGTTCAGGAAATCCCAGATGATGAGCCAAAAGCAACGGGTAAAACAAGTGGCCGTGGTGGTAAAGGTGGCAAGCAAACGGATGCAGCAGGTGATGCGGCCAAAGCTGCAGAAGAAGCTGCTTTGGCCGCCGTGAAGGCTGAATTAACAGCGCTTGAAGTAACGTTCAGTGATGATGAAACACTTGAGCAGCTACAAGCTAAGTTAGCTCAGGCTAAGGAATAAGGTAGACATATGGACGTACAAACGTTTCGTAAAAAGTTCTCGACTGATTCGAGTTTAATGTCTTTGCCAGATGAGAGAATTCAGGATGCATTAGAAGAAGCGGATCTGGTCGTATCTCAAATTGAGTTCGGAGCATTAAAAGAACGTGCTGTAGGTCTATATGCAGCACATATTCTCAAAGTCGGTACAGCAAGTGGCAATGGTGCTGCTTTTAGTAACGCCTCAAGCATGACAATTGCTGGCCAAAGCGTGAGTTATTCCCGGTCATCGAAAGAAGCTTTCTATGATCTAAGCATGTATGGCCAGCGTTACCTTGCCTTAAAAAATTCCATTCCAATTGATGATGAAGGCACAAACCCTAACCGTTTAGACGTTGGTGCTTTTGTCGTATAGGAGATACCCATGCCTTTTAAATATCAGGCACCAGAAGGTTATAAGCCAACCAAACTAGTTATTGCCGGGCATAACCTAGATATCAAAAACGGCGTTTTAGAATCTGATAATGACATTATTCATATTTTAAAGCCCTTAGGTTTTGAGCGTTATGTTGAAGTGGTTGAGCCAAAGAAATCGGCGGCATCTGCTAAAGAGTAATTAAGCTATGAGCGATTATCGTGTTGATAGCCAAGTCAACTTTAATGAGATGAATGATCGCGTTAGGTTTGAAATAAAACGCACGATTAACGCTCTTACTTTACGCTTACAGCGGATTGTTCAGGAAGATATGCTGAGTGGCCAACGGCTGAACGTACAGTCTGGCCGCTTGCGTGGATCCGTTTCATCTAAAGTAGATGAGGATAAGGATTCGATAGAAGGAACGGTGGGAGCTGGTGGTGCATTAGTACCTTATGCACCTGCACATGAGTTTGGTTTAAATGGTTCTTTGGGAGTTAAAGCACACCTAAGAACAATTAAGCAGGCTTTCGGCCGACCTATATCACCGGTTCAAGTCAATATTAAAGCTCATTCAAGGAATGTACGTTTTAGAGAATTGCGCTTTATGCGTGATTCACTGGATATCGTGGCCAAGATTGTGCCGAAAAATATTGATGCAGCAATTCAGCGGGGTTTAGCAAGTGGATAGTGAAGCAATCTATCAAGCGTTGTTTGATCGGTTAAGTACAAAGGTGGCAGGACTTATTACAGTCAGTCGCCGTTTACGTCACTTTAACAATGTAACACCAGAACAACGACCAGCCATGTTTATTACACAGGGCAATCAGCAGGAAGTGCCGGTACATGGTTTAGATTCAAAAGTTGAACTAGCTGCTGAGGTTTATCTCTATATCCATGAGGCTGATAGAGGTAAACCACCATCATCACAGATGAATGTTTTCATTGATCGTGTACGTGAAGCTATTCAACCAGAACATCCAGATGTTAATGAATGTCAAACCTTAGGAGGTTTGGTAGAACATTGCTGGATCGAAGGTACAATCGAAGTATATGAAGCAGTAGAAAACATGCTGGATGATCAGGCGATTGCCATTATCCCTATCCGGATCCTTATAACCAATTAACAAAACATTCATTTAATGACCGCCTCTATGGCGGTTTTGTCATTTTAGAGAGGTCAAAATAAATGGCTCAATATTTATTTGGTGCCGGCAAGATCTTTGCTACACCGATCCAAGATGTATTCGGGCAGCCGATTAGTAATCCCACACCAGTTGAAGTGGGGGTTTTACAGTCGGTAGGTGTCGATATTAGTTTCGATTTAAAAGAGCTTTTTGGCCGTGGACAGTTTGCCGTGGACGCTGCACGTGGTAAAGGCTCAATTAAAGGCAAAGCATCATTCGGCCGCATTAATGGCACCTTGTTAAATTCTATTTTCTTTGGTGGTGTAGTTGCCGAAGGTGGGATTGAGACAGTATCCCAAACCATTAATGGTGAAATCGTTCCGTCTGGTGGCTTAGTTACTCCCGTAGTCCCAAATAGTGGAACCTTTGTAAAAGATCTAGGTGTAACCGATGGTAAGGCTATTCCACTTAAGCGCGTAGCCTCAGCACCAACGGTAGGGCAATACAGCGTGGATAACGCGACTGGTGCCTACACATTTGCTACTGCTGATGTTGGGAAAGTTGTTTTTATCAGCTTCCAATATTCGGCAACGGTCGCAGGTGGTAAGTCAATTACCGTGTCTAACTTAGACATGGGCTATACACCTGAGTTTGCATTAGATCTGCAACGTGATTACAAGGGCAAATTCATGCATATGAATTTCTACCGTTGCACTAGTAACAAGCTTGGGTTCAGTTCAAAACAGGACGATTACGACATTCCTGAATTTGAATTTCAGCCTATGGCTGATGATCTCAACCGTGTTTTCAAAATCGATTTATCGGAGTAATACCAAATGCAATTTAAGCAAGTTGAAAACCCTCGCGGCTCTACAGTTGTTGTTGATGGTCAGCCATTTGTTTTTGCTCCATTGTCTCTTGGTGCAGTTGAGAAACTATTGCCGGCACTTCAATCATTCAAGCCAGATGATGTCGGCACTGTGATTGATGTGGCACACAAATCTTTGAAGCGAAATTACCCCGACATTACTCGTGATGATGTAGCAGAGATGCTATTTATGGATCAGCTCACTGAAGTGATGGAAGCTGTAATGTCTGTGTCTGGTCTTAAAGGGAATGATGATGGCGCTGCAGGTGGCTCGGGGGAATAGATTGGGAGGAGCTGTACACGCATTTAGTGCTGACGATGGGCAAAGATTACGACTATGTTCGTAATGAAATGGATCTACCTAGATTAAGAGCATTAGGTGCGTATCAGCAAAGTAACCCTCCCGCACATATCGGAATACAACGTCTTTGTCGTATTTTAGAAGCTTTCATGGGTATCGAAGAAACTCCGCAAGCCATCACCGTTTCAGATGATGAAGAGGAAGATATGCTAGAAGTGTTAGAAAGTTTCCCGCAGGGTGGTTAAGGCCGCCCTTATAAATATTAATGTGACATTAAGTAACCAGTTTGTTAAATTGTACGAACTTTATAATAAATGGTGAAATTATGACTCAAACAAAATTTTGTTATGCCTGTGGCCAACAAATTGATGTTCGTGCAGAAATTTGCCCTAAATGTGGTGTAAGACAGCAAGATGTTAGAATCACTGGGCGAAAAAGTAAGGTGGCTGCTGGCGTATTTGCATTGTTACTAGGTGGGTTTGGGGCTCATAAATTCTATTTGGGTAGAGTTGGCCAAGGTATCTTATACCTTATTTTCTGCTGGACTTTTATTCCAGCTATTATCGCATTTATCGAGGGTATTCTTTACCTATGCAGTTCTGATGAAGATTTTGCAAAAAAATATGGCTAAGTAATTTGCCATAAATGATTTTTAAAGCCTTGCATTTGCAAGGCTTTTTTATTTCTCCACAGCTCCTTTAAAGGGGCTTTTTTTATGCCTGTGAGGAAGTTATGGCAAATAATAACCGTGTTGAAGTTCATGTCGGTGCCAAGACCTCTGAACTAAAAGAGGGGATGAAAGACGCAGAAAAAATAGTTTCAGATTCTAGAAAGAAAATTGAAAACTCGAGCCAAGGTATAGATCTTAAAATAGATCTTTCAGGGGTGCGGTCTGAACTAAATAATTTTGCAAACAACATTTCAGATAAGTTTAAGAGTGTTGGTAATGACATAAAAGAATCTTTAACAGGCGGTTTCTCACTTATTAAAGGTGGCTTTCTTTTAGGGATTGGTGAGGAAATAGCAAAAACTGCTGCGGAAGCAATTGGTGCAATACCAGAATTAGTTTCTGCGGTTGGTAAAGCTTCAAAAGAAATTGAAATTCAATCACGATTAGCTAATGCCAATACAACAGAATTTCAAGAGTGGGCCTTTGCTGCTAGCAAGGTAAATGTAGAGCAAGACAAACTTTCGGACATCATGAAGGATGTAAACGATAAGTTTGGTGATTTTATGCAAACAGGTGGCGGTGAAATGGCCGACTTCTTTGAGAAAATCGCCCCAAAAGTTAACGTCACTGCTAAAGAGTTTCAGGGTTTATCGGGACCGCAGATCCTTGAAAAATATTATGAGACTTTGCAAAAGGCTAATGTTTCGCAAGCTGAAATGACTTTCTATATGGAGTCCATTGCTGATGACGCGACATTACTTGCACCGCTTTTAGATAATAACGCGGAAAAATTAAAAGAATACGCAAAACAAGCTCATGACCTTGGTGTCATTATGAGCTCAGAAGCCATGGAGTCTACAAAAGAGTTTAATACTGCTTTAGGAACTATACAGTCTACATTACAAGGTGTAATGACTCGCATGGCTGCACAAGCTGCACCAGCATTAACTGATTTGGCAAATAGATTTTTGACTTTTGCCGTTGAATCAAAAGAAGGAATAGATGATTCGATTAAGTCAATAATTGGAATTCTTGAAAGCCTCTTTAGTATTGTGGGTGAAATCTTCAATACAATTGGTGAGATCTGGAAAGATTTAACTAGTGATATTGGTGACGGTTCATTATCACAAATTGGCTTTATGGATGCTGTCTCAGTAGCTTTAAGAGCTTTAGGGATAGTTGCAACTGGTCTACAAGTGGCAATTCAATCTGCATTTGCAATTATTCGTGCCGTTGTTGTGACAGTATGCCAAGCCCTTATTATTGCTTTTAATGGCCTCATGGCTGGCTTTGATATGGTACGCAATACCATTCAATTCGGTTTAGATGTTCTTCAAGTTAAGTTTCAAACTTTTGGTAGTGTCGTTAATAATATTCTTCACTTCAATTTCTCAGGTGCGAAAGCAGCGTGGGAGGGTGGATTATCTCAATTAGGTGGGATTACTGAACGATATACGAACCAAATGAAAGGCCGTATGGCTGATCTTAAAAACTCTTGGAATAATGGAGCAACAACAGCGGCAAATTCTCTTGTCACGGCTGGGCAACGCATTCTCGATGTTACTTCTGCAGGTGGTAAAAAAATTACCAACTATGTGTATAAGGATCCTACAAAACCAATAGAAACACCTAGTGTTCCAAAGCTAGGTATTGGGGCTCCACCACCAAGTACCAATAAGGGCATTGGTACTGGTGTTAAGGATGATAAAGGCGGATCTAAATCATCGGCAAAATCTAAAGCTGAGCAAGAGGCTAAAGAGCGTCAACGACAAGCTGAGCAGGCAGCGAAAGCACTGGCTGATATTCGGTATAAATATGCATCCGAAGAAAAGAAAGTCGCTTTAGATCTACAAAAGGCATTAGATGAAATTGAAAAATCTAAAATGTCTGAAGCTGAAAAAGCCGCCGCAAAAGTCAAAGCGGAAAAGGATGCTTCAGACAAGATCATTGCTATCCGTTTAAAAGAGTTTGAGGAATACAAAAAAGCTCGTGAAGAACAGATCGACAATTATCAACAGCAAGCACAGCGCCTTTATGAAATTGAAGCGGCACGGATCCAAGCTGAATATGATGCCAAGAAAATTTCAAACGTTCGCAAAGTTCAATTAGAGAAGCAGCTCGAAGATCAATTACGTGAAATTAAGCGGCAAGGTCTTTTAGAGCGTCTGGCACTTGAGAATGAGCAAACCGGTATTACTGGTAAGCAAGGTAATCAAAACCAAATCATTAACAATATTTCTGATTTAGAGACAGATCAGAAAGTTGCTGACACTAAGTCTATGGGCTTAATCAGTGATGCGGAAATGAAAGACTTTGAAGCTAAGTTCGGCGGGTTCACTTCTCGGCTTGCAAACCTTTGGGATCAGGGCATTCAGTCTTTAATGAATGGCACATTGACATGGAGCAACGCAACTAAAGCGGTATTAGCTGATATGGGTGCATTTGCCTTGCAATCCGCTACTAAAGAGCTACAAGGTTGGCTCAGAATCCAAGCGATTAAGTTAGCTAGAAAGCTTGGTTTCGTTGGTGCTGAAACGGCGGCTGAGGCATCGGGTCAAGCGGCTCAAACGGGAGCAACAATTGCAGGAGAAGCAACACGTACCAGTGTTACTGCTGCGGGTGGTTTAGCTCGATTGGGCTTAAAAGCAGCTGAAGCAATCAAGGGAATCATGATGTCGGCATGGGAGGCTATGGCGGGTGCATTTAAAGCCATGGTTGCTATTCCATACATTGGTCCAATTCTGGCTGTAGGTGCTGGTGCTGCTGCGTTTGGTTTAGTGGCTGGTTTAGCTGGCAAAATCAAATCTGCTCGAGGCGGTTATGATATTCCATCAGGTGTGAATCCAGTCACCCAGCTACATGAAGACGAAATGGTTTTACCTTCTCAACATGCAAATACTATTCGTGAAATGGGCAAAGCTATGCGAAGTGGTGCAAGTTTTGGAGCAGCTGCAGTAGCTGAAGGTGGGGGTGCTGGACCGACCATTAATATTAGTGCAATCGATGCGAAGAGTATTCAACGATTATTTAAGAATAATGGCCGCGCGGTCGCTAGTGGTTTGAATAGTTACGCTCGTGGCTTTGGTAAAAATGGTAAATAAGGAGGTGTTAGTGTCTAACGTTTTATTTCCAGAATTACCTGGTCTTGAATGGGATACCTCAATTACCCCGATGTTCAATACCAAGATCATGACTTCTATCAATGGCCGAGAGCTCCGTGCGAGCTTTCAGGCCGCACCTAAATATGAAATCTCGTTGTCTTACGCTTTCTTGCGTGAAAATAAGGGAAGAACTGAATTTCAGCAACTTCAAGGATTTTATCTAGAACGCCGGGGAGCATTTGATTCATTTCTTTATAAGATGCCTGATGATAATCAGTTCAATTGCACATTTGTTGGTGATGGTACTGCAACGGCGTTCCAGTTATATAAGGATATGTTTACAAGCCAATTGCCCTTAGGTAATACCCAAGAGCAAATCATTGGTGAAGTTAATCCTAATATGTGGAATCAAGTTCCAGTAAAAACTATGTGGAACTCAAACCAAGAAAAACCGATGTGGAATAACGCAACGGCTCAGGTAACGAGTGACGGTAAATATGTACTTTCACAGCCGATCGAGGAAGGAGTTGAAGTGGCTGTAACGGGTACTTTTTACTACCGTTGCCGTTTTAAAGATGACACACAGCAATATGTCAACTTTATGCACAAACTCTGGAAGGCTGGAAAGGTTGAGTTAATCGGATCCTTGGGAACTAAGATATGAGACAAGCATCACCTCAATTAATAGCATTGTTAGATGCTGATCAGTTCATTATGGCTGATCTCTACACTATTACTACCATACAAGGTATTGAGTATTGTTATACAAGTTATGACGTTAATTTGACGGTACAAGGTAAGGAATTTCGTGCTGATGGTCCAATCATTAGCCGAGAAGGAACTAGCCTTTCTTTAGGTATCGAAGTCGATAATTTATCTATCACAATTGAGACAAATGAAAGTACTAAATTCGGTGACGTACCTGTAGCTCAGGCTTTTCACAACGGAATATTAGACGGTGCACGGTTTAAGTTGGAACGTATATTTATGGATATGCACACACCAACTGATACCAGTGCCGGCACGCTAGTTTTATTTGAAGGTCGTATCGTTGAGCCTGAGCTTGATCGATATGAAATCAATGCAAGTGTGGTTTCTGACGTTGATAATTTAAAACTTCAGATGCCGAGAAACTTGTATACACCGGGTTGTTTAAATACCTTGTTTGATAGTGCTTGTGGCTTATTAAGTGCAGATTTTGCAGTTAATACGACTATTGCAGCTAATAGTACGCCTAGCCAAATACTTTGTGACTTAAGCCAGCCTCAAGGCTGGTTTACCCAAGGTGTAGTGGAGTTTTTAGAAGGGGCAAATATTGGAATTAAAAGAACTGTACGCTTACATGAAGCAGGTTCTTTACTCCTAACTTTGCCACTTTTAGACATGCCTGAAATCGGTGAAGCAATCCGTGTTTATCCGGGTTGTGATAAGAGACTTGATACTTGTACTAACCGATTTAATAACCGTGCTCGCTTTCGTGGTGCGCCGTTCGTTCCAGTTCCTGAAACTTCAATTTAACAATTTTATATTCAATCAAAGCCCTGCAAATCGCAGGGTTTTTTATTTGGGAAATATATTATGGCACTTCCTGATAAAAATGCCTTAATTGGGCCTACGGTCACAGAGGCCCAGTTTAAAACTAATTTGGGCGTAATTATTGATTTTGTAAAACCAATTGAATTGCAAAGTCCTTCTTACTCATCCACCGCACTATTAACAGCCACTAGACCAGCGGGAAACCAAAGTTACGCTAAAGCTTTAGACACAGGAAAGGTCTGGTTTTGGGATAAACCTGCTGGTTCTGCGGATGGGAATTACTGGAAAGTTACAGACTTAAGTGATCTGGATCAAGCAAAAATCTTTGCTAATTCAAATCCGAATTTTAAGGCTGGTTCATTCAGCATCGCCTTTGATTTCGATTTACAGCTGACAATGGGGCAATATGATGTAAGTAATTCTGTTTTAAACAACTCAACTCATAAACCACCCTTTGATGTCGGGGGGATTCTTATTGTTGAGGGGTCAGGCAAAGATTACTTTGCAAGACAGCGTTTTTGTACGATTGACAACCAAGAAGCAGTACGTACAAAAAAAGATGTATGGGGGGCATGGGATGTTGTTATCAAGGCTGGAGATTTAAAAGCCAAACCAATTATATCGCCAATTGATTTTAATGCTTATAAGGCTTCAGGTACTTATACGATTACAACAGTTATCCTTTTACAGTGTACAAATAGGCCTCCAGTAAATGCGGGTGGTATTTTTGAGGTAAAGGGTACTGGGGCTGATTATCTGACAGCTCACGTTTTCAGATCATATGACAATATTGATGTGTCACGTACTTTTAAAACTACTTGGGGTGCGTGGGATTTATATATTAAAGCTTCCGATTTAAAGCCCAAAGTTGTCTCGTCTGCAATAGACTTTAATGCATTTAATGTGCCTGGTCCTTACTCAATAACCAATAATGTTCTAGCAACTTGTTCAAACGGGCCTCCAACTCCTAATGGTGGGATTTTTCAGAATATTGGTACTGGTGCTGCTTACTATACACATCGTGAATATGTAAGTTTTAAAGGCGAATTTTTTAAACAATCGCTGGAAACAACATGGGGGCCTTGGAAGAAATTAGCCACTACTGATATTACTGACTACTTGGCTCAGCAAATTGCAGCTATTCAAATACCGGGTACTGGTTTGACTGGAAAGAAATGGGCAGCAATTGGTGACTCAATCACATACGGTTTAAATAATACTGATAACCGTAGTTGGGCAAATATTCTAGCTGAACGCTATGGCGCTGTTCTTACAAAGCACGCCTTTTCAGGCGCATGGATTAGCAAGGGTACAGGAACAATATCAATTCCTAATGTTCTATCTGAGTCTTTTGCAAACTTGCCAGATTCTGCAAATTTTGATCTCATCGCTATTGCCGCGGGCACAAATGATCGAATTAATGGCGTTGATGGAAATCTTGGCACTCCTGATGACCGAACCAATGAAACATTTTATGGTGCACTTCATGTCACGCTTTCTGGCCTAAAACTTAAGTTCCCTAATGCCAGAATGTTATTTATATCTCAAATTCCGCGCATTGGACTTCGTTCAAATCCAAACAATCCGACTGACTTAGATAAAAAATTCAAAGCAATCACAGAGGTGTGTGATTACTATTCGGTTCCAGTCTGGGCAGGTCACAAGAACTTTGGCTTTCATCCTGATGATAATGCTGCATTCAGATCTAAGTGTATGCCAGATGGTTTGCATCCTAGCGATGATGGTCAAGTTTGGTATGCAAACCGCTTAGAGCAACCTATTTTAAGTGCAGCTAAATAAGGCCATCAATCATGAAAAATTTAGAAGCAGTTGAAGAGGCGCTTACGTGGCTTGGTACACCTTACCATCATCAAGGCCGTGTGAAAGGCGTAGGTGTGGATTGCGGTACTTTGATCTGTGAGGTCTATGAGAAAGTAGGCCTTATGGATCATTTAGATCCGCGACCATATCCACCAGACTGGCACCTGCATCAGATGGGGCAACGTTATTTAGAACTTATCTTAGGTGTATGTGATCCAGTAGAAGGACAACCACAACCGGGCGACATCGTTTTATATCAATTTGGCAAATGTATTAGTCATGGTGCAATTGTCATTGAGTGGCCGCAGGTCATTCACAGTTATCTCCATCAGGGAGTGATTATCCAAGATGGTACAAAAGGAAGTTTAGCCCGGCGAATTGCCGGGTTTTTTCGTATGAAGAGGCTTAAATAAATGGGTGGATTATTTGGTGGTACTACGATTAGTACAACGGATACCCGTATTAACTCTATGCGGATCCAGCAATCAGCGTACGGGCTTTGTCAGCCTCTTGTGTATGGAAAAACCCGCGTAGCTGCGAATATGTTTTGGTACGGCGATTTTCTAGCAACACCTCATACTACCGTTGAGAAGTCAGGCGGTAAGGGTGGGAGCACTAAAACCAGTAACACTACTTTTAGTTATAGTGCTTCGCTAATGTTGGGATTGTGCGAGAACCAGATTAAAAAGATTGGCTTGATATGGGTTGATAAAGAACAGTACATCACAAAGCAGGAAGGATCTATTACGCTAGATCCAATCGACCAGCTAAAGTTTGAATTATATGATGGGAATAATAACCCCCCTTGGGGTTGGTTAGTTTCAAAACATCCGGATCAGGCGATTAACTATCCTTTTTTAGGATATGTAGCATGTGCTAATTACGAGATGGGAAACAGTGCCAGTCTTTCAAATCATAACTTTGAAGTGATTAGCACAATTACGTTGTCGGATACCATTGATGATGCTAACCCAGCAGATGTGATTGAAGACTTTATTACACATCCACGGCACGGGGCTGCGCCTAATTTAAATATGGCCGATTTAGAAGAGTTTCGCACTTATTGCCGTGCAGCCAATCTTTTAATTAGCCCAGCATTCACCGAACAACGAGCTGCATATGAAACAATCAATGAAATTGTCGAAGCTGTAAATTGTGCTGTGGTACCTAGTCCAGATGGTTTAAAGATCCGTTCTTATGGCGATTCAGCTATTACAGGAAACGGCGTTACTTTTACGCCGGATCTCACACCGGTTTATCATTTAACTGATGATGATTTTATTAGTGATGATGAGCCTGTACGAGTACGCCGTAGCCGTGATACGGATGCTTATAATCATGTACAGATTGAATACATCAATCGTTACAACCAGTACAACACAGAAACGACTGAGGCCAAGGACCAAGCAAACATTGAAATGTTCGGCTTACGTACTGAGGATCCTGTAGAAAGCCATTACTTTTGCGAGCCAAAAATAGCACGTCATGCGGCACAACTTCGCTTACAACGATTGCTTTATGTGCGTAATGAATATGAGTTTACATTAGGCTGGAAGTACTGCCGGCTTGAGCCAATGGATATTGTCACCATTACAGATGAAGCATTGGGCCTAAATCAATTTCCAGTGCGTATAACACGTATAGAGGAAGACAAGTTCGGTGAATTAACTATTACGGCTGAGGAGCTTGCTGTAGGTTCAAGATCTGCCATTGAATACGATTCACAAGCATCTAATGGTTATCAAGGCGGTAATGAAGAACCAGGTAATGTGAATGCTCCAGCTATCTTTGAACCTCCATTAGATTTAACGGATGGAAAGAATCAAGTATGGGTGGCTGTGTCAGGTGGCATTAATTGGGGTGGCTGTAATGTGTGGACCAGCCTTGATAATACGACCTATGAAATGATCGGTACCATTTATGGTTCTGCACGTTATGGCCAGCTTGTCACACCGATTGATGCGGATGATACCGCTTTACAAGTTGAGCTAAATACTGCAAGTCGAATCTTCAGCGGCACCTTACAAGATGCTCAAGCCGATCAAACGCTTTGTAAAGTCGGTGACGAGTATTTCAATTATCAAGTGGCCACTTTAAACGGATCTGGTCTTTATACCTTAAGTGACGTTCTGCGTGGGCGTTTTGATGATGCCCAGATTCATAGCGCTGGTGAACAATTTGTACGCCTTGATCGGGCTATCTTTGAGTATGGATTTAATGAAAATCTTGTGGGTAAACAGATCTTCTTAAAGTTTACTAGCTTTAATGGATTGGAGCGCAAAGAACAGACATTGGATGAGGTAACAGCTTTTAGCTATACATTATCGGGTGGACGTCCTGCGGGTGTGAAAGGCCTGTCACTTCAATCGCCGTTTGTAGGCACAACATTTAAAGTCCAATGGCAAAGCTCAACCGGTGCAGCTGGCTATCGTGTACAAGTCTGGTCGAATGGGGCAATGATTCGGCAAGTTGATACAACAAATACGGATTACAGCTATTCGATAGAAGAAGCTAAGACTGATGGAGTAGGACGAGCTTATACAATACGTGTAGCAAGTAAGAACGGCGACCAGATCAGCACCTATGCTGAATTAAGTATTAGTAATCCGGTACCGCCAGTTCTTCTAAATGTTTATACGGCTGCAACGGTAGATTCTATTACAGTGAATTGGGTACCGAGCGAAGTACCAGACCTGAAAGATTATGCAGTATGGCTAAGCAGTACTCCTAATTTTGATCCTACACAAATGTCGCCTACGTGGACCGGCACAGACTTAACCACTACTTTTGGAGGGTTACAACCAACAACTCCTTATTACATTCGTGTCGCTGTACGGGATGTTTGGGAAAACACAGTCTGGAACTATACAAATCAGATTACTCAAAGTACTTCTGAAGGTTAATTTAAATTACGTATTTAGCACCCAATCGGGTGCTTTTTTTTGCCTACTTCTGGAGTAAAAGGCATGGAACCAGTTTCTACAAGCGGTTTAACAGCATTATTAAAATTTTATGGGGCAGCAATTATGGTGACTTTAGCGGTCGCATTAGTTGCAACAGTTGTCTTAATGACTCGTATGCCACGCTCACCTCAAGAGTGGGCTGTGGGGCTCATTTGTACGGTTGTATCAAGTTTAGCGGGTGGCTCATTCATCATTGTGAAGTGGGGCCTCCACGAATGGATTACAGATATTTGGGGGATGATGGCACTCGGTGGATTCTTTTTTGTTTGTGGTATTCCCGGTTGGGCTTTAGTTAGGTGGACGTTTAATTTTATTAACAAACAGGAAGGTAAAACGATTATTGAAGTAATCAAAGAAGTTAAAAAAGCCAGAAGTGATATCGAAAACAGTTAATGCCGCCTTCGGGCGGTTTTTTACATCTAAAGGAAACTGAAATGAACATTGAACAATATCTTGAAGAACTCATTAAACGCGAAGGCGGTTATGTAAATAATCCAGCCGATCGGGGAGGAGCAACAAAATACGGCATTACTGAAGCAGTTGCTCGCGCCAATGGTTTTAAAGGTAATATGCGTGATTTGCCTTTAGATGTGGCTAAAGCAATTTATCGCAAAAATTATTGGACAGCTCCACGGTTTGACCAGGTGAACGCTATTAACTCTGCAGTTGCTGAAGAGCTTTTAGATACTGGTGTTAATTGCGGTACCGGCTTTGCTAAACCACTTTTACAGCGTGCACTAAACTTATTGAATAACCAGGGTAAAGCAGGGTGGCCAGATTTATCAGTAGATGGGATTTATGGTCCAGCAACATTAAATGCACTTAAAACTTATCTGGCCAAGCGCGGCAAAGAAGGAGAGAACGTATTGGTGCGAGTTCTTAATATCATGCAAGGCCAGCGTTACATCGAAATCTGTGAGCGAAATCCTAGCCAGGAACAATTTTTCTATGGCTGGATCAACAATCGAGTGGTGATGTAAATGACTCAAGCAGAAACAGTAACTGAGCTCACTCCTTTTCTAGAATATTGGAGTAGCGGCATCTATATGTTTAAGTGCCCGGGTTGTAAATATTTACATCCATTCCATGTGAAAGAAGGTGCACATCATAATGGCAGTACTTGGGGTTTTAACGGCGATATAAATAAGCCAACGTTTACACCGTCTTTACTTATTAATGACCATTATCCAGCAAGCCGATGCCATCTGTTTTTGACTGATGGGAAGATTCAATTTTTATCTGACTGTCATCACGAATTGGCTGGTCAAACGGTCGACATGGTTCCGATCGATGTTTAAGTTTTTGATGTTAATTATCCTATTATCAGGATGCTCAGCGCATACGATCAATAGTAATGTGAATGTAGCCATTTGTGTAAAAGCCCTCTAAGGAGGGCTTGATTGAGAAAATATTTGCTCATTTTTAATTAATTTTGCTGAATTTGTGCAAAATTATGCACACTTTTTAAAAAAACATAGTTGGCATTGTCAATTTAAGTGTTCTTGCAATTTATCTAAAATATCTTTTATAACTTTGTTATAAGTATTTTTTCTTAATGATAAGTACTCGTCAAATAAGTTACTATAATTTCTCCAGAATTGATTATATGAAGAGTAAGAAAGTTCATCTTCATTTTTATAAAATTTAAAAAATTGTCTATATAAGTCTTTTTGAATAATTAAAATTTTATCTCCTTGATTGGTAACTACGCAATAGTCAACCAATTGACTCATGAAGTTCATAAATTCATTTTCAGCTTCATGTACTTGTGAAAACATCAAATTCATTTCATTTCGTTTTTCTATTACCTTTGAGTCATCGAGTGGCAACTCAATTTCATTATACCAATCAATGATATTTGATAAGTTTGAAAAAGTATCATTAGCTTTAAATAAAGCTAATTCAAATTTTTTAAATTGATTATATGTCTTTAGAGAAAAATCGTTTTGGACTTGTTTATTATGAAGTTCTTTCCAATCATTAAATAGTGATATTGCAATTAAAGCAGCAAACAGCGTAGCTCCAATTGAAAATATATCCTTAATAAAAGAAATTTCAATTTCTTGTCCATAAAAAGATTTTAATATTACTATTAGCATAAAGCATATGGAAACTACTATTCCAAAAATGCATTTTGCATTAATTACATTGTCTTTATTTATTCGCATAATACGCCTAGCAAAAATTATTTACTAATAATCAATAATTCATCCCAAGTAAAGGGGTTATTACTCAATTTATCTCTGCTCATCGACCAAGTTCGACCAGGTATATAACAAGGACCAACACCGAGCTTTTTCTTTCCGAATTTTGTGTGTACGTTATCCAGTGTTTTCATCAATTGTTCTTTCTTTTCTATTACTTCAAAATCTGTGAGTAGGTCATAGGTATGGCCAGATTTGGGCTCAAGTCCTGTCAGCACTACGCCGCATTTCTTATATTTGATGCCTTCTTTAAAGATATCTGACACCATCCTTACAGCTGCTCTTACGAAATCTGTTGTGCAATCTGTGGGTTCAGAAAATGCGCCAGTACTAGACTTATTATAAAATGGCGCACTTTCATCAAATGGGCTTGATTGAACAAATACAAGTAGACAACCACATAGTGACTCTTCATCACGCAACCGTTTACATGCTTCTTGTGCATGCATTGCTATAGCTTCTTTCAAATCATCTAGCTCAGTTACTTTTGCCCCGAAGGAACATGATTTAATAATTTGTTTTTTTGATGGCGGGGTGTCTTCAATCTCAATACATGAAATGCCTTGTAGCTCATTAATTGTACGAGCCATGACGATAGAAAATTGACGCTGCATTTCACGTGCTTCAGTACAAGCTAGATCCAATACTGTTTTAATCCCCAGAGAATGCAACTTCTTTGCATGTTTACGGCCAACCCCCCAAACCTCTGAAACATCAATTAAAGAAAAATAATATTCTTTATTACACGGATCCATATTTACCAAATCACAGACGCCGTTAAACCCTTGATTTTTCTTAGCTATATGATTGGATATCTTTGCCTCCGTCTTGCTGCGACCAATTCCTACGCACACGGGCAAACCAATCCATTTCCATATCTTCGCCCGCATATCGTGACCGACTTTTTCTAAATCAAAGTTCTTCTCATAAGCTGTGAAATCAACAAAGCATTCATCGATTGAGTAGGGCTCAACCTCTTCATCTGTTACGTATGAAGCAAGGATCTTATGAAAGCGCCGTGACATTTCTGCATACATTGCATAGTTGCTTGAAAGAACGATCACATTATGTTGCTGGACAATGTCTTTGATTTGAAAAAGTGGCACACCCATTTTTATGTTTAGGTTTTTTGACTCATTGCTACGCGCGACGGCGCACCCATCATTATTGCTGAGAACAATCACAGGCTTATTATTCAAACTTGGGTCAAAGACTCTCTCACATGAAACGTACATGTTATTCACATCGATGAGAAAAAAGACTTTATTCTCATGTTTCATGATCTTTTTCTTGTCATTTTAATGATATGAGTGACAACACCCCAGATAATTAGTTCCTGACCATCTGCCAGATAAATATTTTTATACTCAGGGTTTTCTGCTTTAAGCCACTGACCTGATTCATCAATCATCAGACGCTTAACCGTAAAATCATTATCGATTAGTGCTACAACAATATCGCCATGCTTTGCATCTAAGCTACGATCAACAATTAGCTCATCATCAATTTCGATTCCTGCATTCAACATAGATAAAGATGCTACTTTGACAATAAAGGTTGCAGTTTCATTTTTTATTAAGTGCTCGTTCATATCGAGCGCTTTATCTACATAATCTTGTGCAGGGCTTGGAAATCCTGCAGAAATCTTTTCTAAAGCGTAAGGGACAAGCATATGAGTTGTTGGTACAACTAGCTTGATAGACATAACATCAGACAAAGCAATACCTTGAGTAAGGTAAGGCTTTATCTGGATAATGGATGGTGCAATTTCGCTCATAAAATATCCCCTAACTTGAATTTGTAACATATTCAAGATGATATGCTAGAGCTTAGTTAAATTTCAAATTTAAAAAGTTGTGGATAAATAATGACTAGTCGTAACTTGTCGCACATTATTGTGCATTTGGTCGGAATTTCTACAAATTAAATTACTTTGTAAACTTGGAATAATAGGGTGAAAAAAGTAATAAGAAAATTATAACAAAATGAGTCACTTCTAGAACAATATATATATAAGTTATTGATTTTATACTTATCCACAAAGTTATCTATAAATGTTTTTTAACAGCTTTGCTATGGTAACTTCTAACAAATCATAAAGATAAAAATTTAATAAAAAGTCAAGATTGATCTGCTATTAGACGTGCTATAAGCTTAGAAATACAAAGAGATAGCATGCTGTCTAAATAGCTAATGTATTTATGGCAAGAGAATTTGTTCGTTGATTTTTTTGACTAGGAATAAAAACATTAGGAGGGGCTGCTCACTTTCGAAATTTTGGTCGAGGACGAAAGTAAGCAGCGGATTTAAACAAGCGCGTTATTAAACGTTGTTTAATTTAATTTTCAACGAAATTTAAAACTAAGTCTTAAATCGTTTTCAATTGAGAATATATTGACATTGTTTTAAAGAAAATTCAAACAACGAATTATAGCGCCGCAATAAAGGCGAAATGTAATGTTAGGACTTAAGGTCTTGAAATTCGTATGCTTTCATTTAATCGGGATCTTAGCTGATTTAGTTCAGATCGCTGATTTTGTGATTCGTTAAGAACTTGAAAAATAAGCTGAACTTAGACCCGTTTGCTGGTGCAGGCGGGTCTTTTATTAAAGTGTTATTTTATTTTTGGAAAGTATTCAGCAGTATATTCCCCAACTGGCATTTCAAAGAAAAATTGGTCTGCCTCTTCTTTTTTACAGTTTAACCAGTCAATTCGATATTCTTCAGGAATGACGATGATAGAACGCTTTTCGTCTTCGGGTTTGTGGAATTGGTTCATGAAAGGATGATTAGTAGCATTGATTGTCAACATAGACATTGACCTAACTTGCTGACCTTCAATTATTGTAGATTCATAAATCGCAGCCACAGTGAATGGCATGCGATCTTCACGATAAATTCCCCAACGTTCTGCTTTCCCGTTCACATATTTGGGTTCATAAATCTTTTCTACAGGTATTAACGCAAATTGGCTTTTAGCCCATGCATGTCTAAAACTGTGTAGGGTAGATACTGTTTCAGTTCTTGCATTATATGTATAGTGAGAATATTTAAGGTCATGCTTCCATTTTGGGATCAAGCCAAACTTAACAGATCTCCATTCTATATTTCCATTGTTGCTAAAAATAAGAGGGCAGTCATAACCAGGATAGACATCATTTTTATATTCAAATGTCGGCTCAAGCAAATCTAGTAGATGTACTCGGTCTTTTGATATAGGTTCATAATTAGCGCACATAGACCACCTATTAATTAGCCCAACTATCTACGATATTAGCCCAGTCTTGTAGCATTTTTCGTCTGCTTTCAAGATATTTTGCATGGTTATATGTAGCTCTGGTTTTATTTCCATCCGCATGTGCTAGTTGTTTTTCAATCCATTTATCATCGTAATCTTTTTCATTTAGTAATGTGGAAGCTGTAGCGCGAAAATCATGAGCCGTTACATCAGACAAACCAATATAATCAAGCATTTTGTTCATTGTAGTAGCTGAGAGCATTCCATCTTGATAAATCGCTGGGAAAACATATTCACGATTTCCAACAATATTGCGTTGCTCTTGAAGAATATTGAAAACTTGATCGGACATAGGAACGATATGAATACGTTTCTTTTTCATCATCTCTTTTGGAAATGTGATTGTTCTTTCTTCAAAATCGACATATTCCCATTTCATGCGACGGATCTCGATAGTCCTAAGCATTGAGTAGAGCATTACAAGACCAGCGTTTTTAACTGTAGTAGATCCACCATAACTATTTAATTTATTCCTGAGTTGCACAGCTTCATGTTTTTCCATTGGTCTGGCATGTTCTATTTCAGGACGCTCAACAACGTTTTTAACTGCATACGTTGGGTCATACTCAGCTCTAAGTGTAGCGATTGCATAACGCATTACACCACCAATAAAAGTACGATTTTGGATTGCTGAAACTTCGCCAGTACCATGGTTTTTTTGACGCTTAACTCGTGCAATCGTCTTTTTCATAATTGTCAAAACGTCTGCTGAAGTAACTTCTTTAATATCCTTATCACCAATAACTTTTAAAATATCTTTATCTAAAGCACGTTGAAAAGCTTCTTGATATCTTCCTGAACGATTATTTAGTTTTTCAGCTTTATATTCTGCAGCAACATGTTTAAAGAGAACTCTATTTTCATATTCATCAGATTTAGCTTTTTTTTGATTTTCTTTTTCTTCAACTGGATTTATACCGCTTGCTACTAAAGATTTAGCTTCATCTCTTTTTGTACGAGCTTCGGCTAATCCCACAATAGGGTACTCGCCTAAACTCATCATTTGAGTTTTCTTAAGCCACTGGAAACGATAGCGCCAATACTTCTTTCCATTAGGTTTAATTTCAATACATAACCCGTCCGAATCACCAATCCGATAAAGCTTTTCTTTTGGTTTTGCACTTCTAATTTTAGAGTCACTTAACATGAAATCTTGAGTATCCAATTTTGATTTTTAGGGCCATACTCAAAATGATACTCAAGATTAGTGATTTTGCATAGTTTGCTTAGATTTGCTTAGATTTGTATTTTTAATAATTTTCAATAATTTGTGATTTTTAAAATTTTGCTAGATTTTTTTAGATTTGTTCAATACTTCTTTTCGATCATTAGAAGCAT